GCATGCCTTAGCTCTGAGAGCGCCTCAGTCGAGAATCCTGTGCGCTTGGCCATCTTTGCGACCTCATCCCCTATCTTAGCAAAGGAAACCACACTAGCGGTCGCCATACCGACAATGGCAGTCCCAACAGCAGCCATCCCAACACCAATAGCCCTCTGGTGTTTCTTAATTGAAGCCCCGATGCCCTTCATGTCCCGGTTGAAGTTTCCCTTATCAATCCCCAGCTCTAGTAAGGCATCGCCAATTTTAATTGCGGCCATATTTATCTACCTTCTTATGTTCTATAAATTTACTCGCATTCATAAAGAGCACATCCTCGGAAACCCTCCTATCCCCCGGCTTGGTCACAGGCTTTCTCCCAGTGAGCGCTCTTCTTCTTTCCACCATCTTCGTGATCATCAGCTCGAGCAATTCATTTGTCCAATGAGACACGATATAGTCAGGTGGTAAGTGCCACTCAGTCATAAAGAATTCAAAGGCGCCACCTAGCGTGACTTCTTCCCCTTCCTCGGTCCCTTCGTTATCCTCGTCAGAACCTCCGGAGCGCTTTCCGCTAAAGGGAAGGCAACGGCAACCACCTCGCTAAACGCCTTAGTAATTTCAGCCTCAGTCGCCTCCCCCTCTATCTCATCTCTATCCAGGTCCTTCGCATACAGGAAGAATAAATCGATAACCTTATCAGGCATCGACACCAGCAGACTCTTCAGTGCATCCCCAAAGGCATCAGGGGTTGCCGAGGTCGTTCCTGCAATCGCGGATAACGGAGCCACTAGCTCAAGCGTTTCCTTCCGCCATACCCTGGCATCACGAATAACTAGCGGCTTTATAGAATATAGTTTGCCCCCCAGCACAACTTCGATCCCTGCTTGAGTTAATATCTCTTCTTCGGTTCTTTCTGTCATTGCTCCTTTTCTCCTTTATAATACATATTTGTACGTTTTAGTACGTTTTAAGCCTCATTGTCCACGATGGACACTGCCGGATTCCCGGTCGTTTTTAGTGCCTGGAATGTTACCGGAATAACGGTCTTGGCATCCTTCGTGTACGCCATCCCCACGGCGCCCATGGCCGTGCAACTCGGGATCAGGATTGACCGGATAAAACCGTCCGGGCTAGTCCCACGGATCTGCAGGGTTATCTTTTTATTAACGCCGGCGCCGAGCTTCAGTATATTGCCGGACAGCACACTTCCAGCCATGGCCTTGTCCATGTTGAATAATGAGGATTGGGCCATGTTGCAAGTAACCTCAAAAATTTCCTTCGTTAACACCCGGTCAATGGCAACGGTCTCTTCCTCTACCTCGATATCGGACGTTTCAGCAGTATAGGTTGCGATTACGCCATCTTCCGTATAACCGACCTCGGTAAACGGAGCCGAAAGCACTAAGCCGATCGGGACCGTGGCGCCAGGCTCTAAAGTATAGAGCTGGCCTTCCAGGTAGACGTTATCTAAGTAGACATAGTGAACCGTAGAAGTCTCCCATAGCTCCATCCTGACTCTGGTTAAGAGCCACCCTGTTATTGCGCCAGTCGCTACAATCTGAGCTGAGGGGCCAACCGGAGCCGCTGCCGTCAAATGAGTACCATCGGTAACAAGCGAAATGTCCCCAGGCGTCCAGTTAGCAAATGAGCCGTCTTGCTCGCTCCACCCGCCATAGAAACACTGATCGGTAGTGAGTAGAAGTCTGGTATCCCAGGATGCTCCACCGAGAGCCGCTACGTCAACCTGAACCGTGACATCCACCCAGGACTCAGAGAGAGGATCCTCGAACCTTAGCTCCATCTGCTCCCAATAGGTTCCTACTGGTCCGACCCTGTAATGGTCCCATGACCAGGCAGCTGCCTGAGCAATAAACTCAGTGAGTGTCAGCGCCGCCCCGGCGCCGACGGGATTAAACTGGCCATGAGTACTTCCATAATTACCCCCGCCCAGCTTTGACAGTTTTATCGAATGGTTGCCTGTCATGGCCTGTTCATCCGACCATTCGGCCCGGCTGCCAACCGGAACGCCGACCTCCAGAACTGCAACCCCTGTTAATACTTGCGCTATATCAGACATTATATTTTACCTCCCTTTGTTTCTCTAATCTTTCGAGCCAGGTCCCTTTCCCGGGATGCTATCCCTTCCGGACTAAGAGTTTTAGCCCGCTTGCCCACTCCTGCCTTTTCCTTTTTATCCTTGTCGACCATGACAACCTCCTGCTTTTATTCTGCCTTTATCGTTATGCTAAAAAATGTTAGCACTCTGAAATAATTATCAATCTCAACATCCACTAAATCCTGACCCTGGACTTCCTCGATGGCGCCCATAATCTTATAACTCCCCACGGTCGTGTACTGGATTCCCTGGAGAGCATCATAGAGCAATCGGTAGACTTCCCGAGCCTCGATAGGATTATCAGCCCAGCAATCGAACTGAACACTCGGAGTAAGCCAGCCCGGAATATACGGAGTGGATGTTCCACCCCGGGTAAAATACCCGATCGCCGGCAGTACTGCATTCTCAGGCAACCGAGGACAATATATCCTGGTGCCAACCGAGGCCACCAGGAGCGCCTGAGTTATCAGGTAGTCTCTCACGATTTTATTAGTATCTGCTATCGCCATTTATTTCAGCGCGTCCTTTATATTTTTCCCGAGATTCTTGATATTCTTATCGTATGCCGGCTTAAAATAGGGGCGTGCCGGCATGCTCACGGTGCCTGTTTCCAGGAATCCACCGTATCCGCTAGTCGAATAAATCGCTCCAGTCAGGTCTTTTTGCGCTATGGGAGCGCCAGGACCAACCTCAAATTTAATCGAGCGCCGGTTAGTTCCATACTGAAACGGGCTGTCCTTAATGGCATCATTGGCTATCTCAGCAACGGTGGTCGTTAGCCCATACTTGGCCGCTTTCATGACCTTATTCGCGACCTCCCCAGTCTTAAGATTAAGCTTCCATTTAGTCGTTATCTTCACTATTCCACCTTCTGCAAGAATACTTCAAGATGATGCTCGTTAACCCCATCACTTCGCGGTTGAACCAAGAGAACTTCGTATGTCGAGGCATCAATTACAGTTCCGTCAGCTCTCAATTTGATATCGCTTACTCTATCTTGCTCGTCAATGGTAACTGTACCATTCAAAAAGAGCTTCCAATTACTAATCATGACTTTGGCCCCGACCTTAATCTCAGTTCCGGATACAGACATAATCCGACATGGCTCATCCTCATATCCTGTCGGCCATGTCTCCGCCGGCGTCCCATAATCATCCGCAACGCCTTGGGTAAGTTTCCCGATATCGCAAATATGAATCAATAAGCCATCGAAGCTCATCTAATCTTCCTCCGCCGTTATCGCGCTACCCGAGGTCAGGTCCATCTCAGATATTTCCAGAACAGGAGTTGAGGCATCCTTTTCTCTCAATTCATTCTGCAATTTGTTCATATTCTGGATTACCTTTTGCGTGTAAGAGTAATCACCTATCTTTTCACTATCTGGAGCCGCAGCATATTTCGCCATCCACGCCGCTAGAGCATCAGCAGCCGCCAGATTAAGATTGTTTGAATTCGCTGTCAGGAAATATGTTATCTCCGCATCAGTAAATACGGCATCAGTGACTGGGGTAACATCGGTATCACCTATTATCAGACGAACCTTACCTATATTCGTTGTTAAATCATATGTTGCTGCCATCTTAAACCCTCGCTATCTTCAATCGAAATATATTTAACCGAGATATTTTCACCCTTACTGGTTCAGCGTTTATATAGAAGTAGAAAGGAAAGGTGCAAGGGAAAGTACCTTGATACTCTTCCTCTCTATATCTTTCAAACTTTAACCGAGATGGCTTTATCCTTGTCGCCATAATTATATCTCCTGTATTTCTAACCAGACTTTGACATTATCCCCGCCAGAGACATCTTTGGCACTGCCTGATATCCGAGTTCCTTTATTGAAGATATGCTCGGTTCCAGACGGAGCCGCCTCTCCCTGTCTCTTGATGCCATCGAACTGCATCTCATCAAAGAATGAAGCCCCACTATCATCACTGAGCCGCAGACGATACCATTCAGACGTGGACGGCTCGACATGGTAGCCGACGATGCGGAAAGGATTATCTCTACTAGCGGCCGATAATAATTCCGTGTCAGCGCCGTAAGTATTGGCTGCACCTGTATTTACTGTTACCCCAGTGAAATTATCCGGAAGTATCTCAATATCAAACCTTCCATGAATATTGACCCATTGAGAATCGCCGACCTCATCATCAACATCTCTAGTATTTTCCAGGAAAAGAATATCTTTGAAGTGCTGTTCATTACCGGAGTCAATGTCTACCCCCAATGCACAACCATGAATGAAGATATTATCAAAGAGATTACTATCAGCACCGGCATTATGAATCCAGACGCCAGTCGCACAATCGTCAATATGGATATTCTTGTAATGAGTCCGAGCCCCGAGAACATTCAGCCCGATGGTCTGTGCTGCATTCCCTAGAATATCAATGTCAATGGCTTTGCCATCATCCCCATTCAACCATAGGCCGACACCTGCTCCAGTATGGCCAGTCCCATCTATTCTGAGCCGGTAAGCCCTGGCTCCATTAGCCCACAGCAAAAGACCATTATCGGCTGCAATCGGAGTTATAGTAACATCTTGGACAGCCGCCAATCCTTCAAGCCTGAGAACACAACCGGCAGTAGCATGGGTATTGGTGATATTAACGAAGTCCCGATGGCTGCCCTGGATAACCACATTCTGAGTCCAGGTCGGCTGTCCTGTCAGATTAATATCGTAAGTTCCCGGAGCCATCAAGATTAAAGTCAAAGCATTAGCGTCTGCCGAGCAAGCATCGAGCGCCGCATTCAAGGTGATATATGCCGTCCGCTCTGACAAACCGTCAGCTCCGGTCCCGTCCGGATGAACATAGAGTGTGGCTGTATTAGCCCTGCCGAGTCCGGCAATCCCGAGCATATCTTCCTGGCGTTCTATTAACTTAAGGAGTCTTTCTTCCGTTGCTATGCTCATGCGTAATCCCTCTGCTGCCGATACATGGATCGCCAGTCATTTGCCGATAAGGCTTCCCCAGCTACTATCAATCGAGGGAATGGGCCTTTATAGAAGTTGGCATTTTTGGTATATCTAGTACCAATAACCAAATCCTCAGCACAAGTCTCTGGGTCAATTAAAGCATCAGATACGGTCGCCACCGGCTCCCCATCCTGATACATTAAAGCCGCAGGACCACTCCTGCTGATACCGAAATGGAATAAGGTCCCGGGAGTCCACCCGAGGGAATAAGCCCCAGTTCTTGTTGTTGCGCCCGCAGCGTGATGATGTCTCAAGGTTAGATAATTCAATCCGCCGGCATTAGTCAGGTAGACTTCCCATCCGCTGACACTCAACTCATACCGGCCAAGGACAAGGGAAAGGAGCAATAACCCGAGCCCCCAGCCGGCCGGTATTAACCGGACAAGTCCGGACATACCCGGTAATTAATCGAGATGGCCTCCAAAGTAGAAGCCTCTCCAGTCAAGGGTCGTGACGCCAAACGGCAGTCTGACCCGGTAGAAGATATTGTCAGTGGCAAAGTCACCGGACATTGGGTTGATGGCTGCTCCGCCAACGGTAACCTTATCGCTTGCCTTCATGGCGATTTCCGGTCTTTCATGACCTCTCAGGTGAGCCGCTTCCAGAACCGCCAATTCCCTCGGATCAGTAAATAGGAACCAACTTGCAACCGAGGATAACGGTGTCGTGACAGCACCGAGAATGGTGATATAGGGGTCAACGACCAGTTCCAGGTTCATCTGAGATACCACATTATTCACAGGTACCCAGACATCAGGCGCACCGGCAATCGTTGTTGCACCGGCCAGTCCCATCTTAGTAGCTGAAGTCAGGATCGCTCTAGCAGTCATTTCAAGAGCCGGTGGAACCACCAGAATCTTCGGCCTGGTTGGAATTGGCTCGCCGTTTGCATCGGTTCGAGCCGCGAACCATTCTATGCCTGTTTCCAAATTGGCAATAGTTAGAGGATTAACGGACAGATTACCTCGACCGGCCGTAGCCAGCACCACATTATGGTAGTACTGAGCTGACACCAATCGATGCTCGGTCCTTATGGCCGCGTTAGAGAACCGCTCCGGAGTATCCTTCAGAGCTCCCAGATCATCGTTAATTATCGACTCCCAGGAGATATCAAACTGCCGACCGTATTTCTTGAGTTGTATGTTGTATTCGGCCTCAGTTCGTGGACTCGCAAGATATTCGCCTTTCTCACTAACTTCATCAAGATAGTTGTCTCCGCCTGTCATTTTGTGACGGCTGGCGTTCCTGAAGTCCCTGTTTGTCGAGAGTTTGGTGAAAGCCTTCCAGACGGATGGCGCGGCCTTATAGTTCGCCAGGAGCTGCCGGTCCAGAGTATCACCGAACAGCAGCGGAAAGTCCGAAGTCGTCAGAGCTTCCTTTATGGCATACTCCCATTTATGGGTTGGTAAGCCATCGAGATTGTAAATCAATCGGTTAGCCTCGGCCAGTTTCATATCCCAACCATCCGACCGCCTGGTCCCATTCAAGACTGTAAAGTCACCCCATCCAGTCTTGAGTTCTTTCATTACTTCCATGAGTTCCATGGGTTGTACCTCCCGTGTTTATTTTCGATTATAGGCCTGCAAGTTTAATGAATCTCTCTAGCCGCATTAGCACCACAGGCTCCAGGTCAATGTTAGGGGGGAGCTCGACAACCTGGATATCGAGGTCCACAGTTTGTTTGAGTATCTCGCCAAACTCTTCAGAGAACTTCTGAAAGAGAAGTGAGTTCGGGTCAGCCTTTACTACTGGCACCCCGCCAAAGGCCGGGTCTGGCTCACCATAGGCCTCACACAACTTTGACCGCATAGAGTCGATGATCTCCCACTGAGCCTGGAGTATCTTCCCCATTTTCACAAGTTCGTAACTCACCAGGATGGGAACCTTAACGGCCATAAGTTTAGTAAGTGGTTCCCGGGCATTAAAGATTTCCATATTCGTGATTTCCATTTTATCTACGCTCCTTATTAATTAGTTGAAGTTAGGCTACAGCCGCATGAACATCGATGTAAACTACACCAACGCCCACAATGTCGGCAAACGGTATGGTTCCAACCACTCCGGTCCCAGCCGTTCCGGCTGAGTAGGCAAGAGAGGCAGGGTTTTCCGCCTCGAATATAGTGGTCATAGCACCGGATGATGCAGCCACATTCACCCTAAACCATGCGATCGAACCAGGATTTGCGGCAAGGTCAACCATCATCTGGACCGCGATGACCCGGGATGACGTTATATCTTCTCCCGAACCTCCTGCCCAAAATCCGACATCCCAACCTACTAGCAATCCACCGTTGTCAGCAAATGTGGCACCAGGTTCCATCCAGATACCCCCGGCATAAATACCACCAGTCTGAACTCCACTCGGGACTGCATTAGCATAAAGGGCCACAGCAGTTGACTGCCCCGCAGCCAAGTAACCAGTGATCTGCTTACCATAGGAATTGGCCCCTGAAGCTATAGTGATATACTGGCGCCTGGCTTCGTCGTCCGAGGACATCCAGTGAACCTTGACAGCGATGGCTTCGGTATTGCCTGAATCGACAATACCCAGAGCATAGCCAAAAACAACCTGGGTGGCTATGTTAGATATCTTGCTGAGAACGCCTGTGGTGGTGTTGATATAGATTATATCGCCACCGGCAACGGCACTACCACCGTCATCATTAGTTGCCACAACATCAAGGTTCCAAATTCCCTCGGTATCAATGGCAATCCTGTCCGTGGCTGCGGCTGCGCTCTCAAAAGCCACACCAACGATGGCCGGCTTACCAGTTGCCGAAACAATTGGGTCAGCCTTGTCTACCATCCCGCCAGCATGGACGGGATGAACCAGGTCACTCTCCAGGAGAGTGATGTGTCTACCTTCGTAGGTAGACGAGATTTCGTCTCCGACAGTCAGAGCATCTGCTACCGGATAAGCTCCATAAGCTGGACTCATTAGAGTCACCTCCAGTTAAATTTGCGCTCCTTTTCCTTCATCGGCTACCTGCCGGTTACTGCAGTCTCTAACTGCTCGTCAGTCCATTCCGGATGGGATGCCTTAAAGGACTCCCTGAGAGCTGCCTGTGATTTCTCATCATCCGGTAGGGTCTTGCCGAGTTTCTTCACCTTGCCGGCTTCGGAAAGTTTGGCGATATAATCGATCTCCGATGTAATCGCTTCCTCAATCCCATCTGCCGTCTTGGCATCAGCAAACCTGGCCAAGAGAACATCTTTGGAAGCTTGGGGTAGCTCCGCCTTATCGATGGCCTCTTTAATAGCGGCCTGCGCTTCAGCTTTTGCTTTCTCTTCCGCTTCCTTGGCAGCGGTGGCTTTAAGTCCATCGTTCTCCGTGGTAAGAGTAGTCACCGTTGCTTCCAGTTCTGTAATTTTCTCTTTGTCTTCCATGAGTTTTTTAACCTCCTCGGTTGTTTCTTTCCTGACCTCGGTCTCTATTATTGAAACCAGATCCGGCCTCCTCTCCCTCAACCCTGATATCTCAATCAGGTCGATATCCCGGTTCCTGTCTGATTCATAAAGGGTAACCTCACCGCCAGCTCCCGGCTCGGTGACAAAATCCACCGACCGAGCGGCCACCAATTTCTCGATAACCAGAGTCTCCTTGCCATCGATAGTGCCTTTTGAAGCGCTGCCTACTGCATTGATGGAGATACCCATTTCTGAAAGCATCTCCTTATCTCGCAGCGCGGCTAACTTCTGCATCATCCATGGCTCGATGATCTCCGCTACACCGGAAACTACGCCGGCCTCGTCAACGGTGACATCAACTAGAGTAGCAACCCAATCCTTAATCGACCGCTCAGGACGGGCTTCATCCTCTGCCTCTGTAGGGTGGTCAGCATACATCTTCTGACCTTCAAATATTTCATAGTCACGCTTCAGCATCTCGGCTGGATAATACCGGTCCTCAGTAGCATTGAAGCCAGGCTTTATAACGATAACGGCTGCCTTGCCTTTATCAAATTTAGCTTCCTTAAGGCTGGTAAACTCGCGGACCAGTTCTCTTGTTTCGGTCTCTTTCACCCATCGAGGGATTGAATCCTCATCGACGTCGAGCTTGCGATACTCCTCTCGGATTTTCCTTTTAACTGAAGCTAGATCGGCCTCCAGTATGGCCACCTTCTTGCCCCGATATCCACCAGGACTAAGGTAGGCCGAAGCCCTCCCGAGCTGGGCTCGAGTAACCTTCTTCGTGGTATCTTCCCAGATCCGTAGCATCCACCCGGACGGGTTGTCCGCTTCCGGAGCATACGCATAAGCAGCAGCCGGGAATTGAACTCCATCCTCTGTTTTCTGAACCTCCAGAGTCTTAATCCAGGCCAGGACCTTGACGGCTTCCTTGCTGGCCTTCTGGGCCCCTGCCTCATCTGGCGTCTCAGAGGAAAGTAGCTCCTGGCATAACTCCAGTATCTTCTTCACCCGGGCCGCATCTCGCACAGCATTCCGCTTGCCGGCCTCCTGGATGATTTCCGAATAGGTCTCCTGCAGAGCTTCCATAGCTTTATAAGTAACCTCCCGGGTCACTTTCTCTGGAGTTCCGAATGTTACAGACTCCCCTTCAACAGTATAAGATGAGCGATAAGACTGGCGATCCTGATTATAAATAACATAGGTCTCGCTGAAGTCCTCGATATATACCCACTCCTCAGCTCCCAGCCCGAGATGGGCTGTCAGAGCCGCATCCAGCAATGACCGGCGGTTCTCTACAGAGAGCGCCTCCTGGGTGAATATCTTGGTGCTAGTTACCTTCTTCGGATCGGTGAATCGAGCATCACCATCGACCATCTCAAAATTAGTCTCGTAAAGCTGGCCATCGATATTATAAATGACCCGATCTTCGATCACTTCTTCGATAGTCAAGCTCTTGGGTTTTGGCACCTCGGCCTTCAAGCCGTACTCCTTGATCAACGCCGCAAGGAGTAAATTCTGTTTCTGCTTGTCACTTAACATCCGAGCCTCCTTATATCGTCACTTAAGATGTTTCTTATTCCCAAACACTAGCCACCAGGAGAATAGCACCCTATTCCAAAACGGATACTTGGCCAGTTCCTTGAGATATTTAATAGCGTCCTTCTTGGCATACTTCTTGAGCTTCTTCGCCATTCTACCGTTCATGATATGCTCCTTATTTTGGTAACCGCGCCGGACTAATCGTGCACCGGCAATTCGGATGCTGAGGTGGGGCCCCGACTCCACCAGAGAAAACATCGCCCCGAGGGATGACCCCCTGCGCTTCGTTCCCCTCACACTCCTCAGATACATCACTGTCGCCGGCAGTTACCCATTGTTTGCCATCAATACCCATAGCCTTCATATTATCAAGGCTCGTCTGAGATAAGGCATTGGCCGTCTCTGTCCGAGCGATCAGCTGACTCCGGTACCGGGTCATATCCGCAAAAGTGCTGCGAATCTCCCGGGATAAACCGGGAACCCCACGCTTATTCTGAATACCATCAGCAATAACCCGAGCAAGTCGGTCCTTTGTTGTTGCGTCCATTTCTGTAACCAGTCGAGCGCTTCGAGCCGCTGCCCAATCAACCGCCTGACTAATCGGCGGGCCTTCAAAGGCGATCGGAACGCCAGCCTGCGTCTTTCCCCATGTTATCATCTCAGCCTGACCGGAAACATATATCTCGGCCAGCTGTCCTGATAACTCCGCTGTAATCTCTTCATCGAAAGCTCCCAGGAGCGGGTCGAGGATATTTTCAATGTCTTGATTTAATGGCATCTATCCCTCTCTGATGAATTTAACTTTGAAAGTACTATCTCCGACAATGAGTTCTATAGCGGCATCCACTTCAACATCTATCTCTTCCGCCACAAGATACAAAGTGACTTCTGAAGGGCGATGGGGACGATTAGTGAGGTCTAATCCTGTTAGCACCCCTGAGAGTTCTATCCCATCCACGGAAGTATGCCTTCTACCATCTTCCCCTTGCCATATCTTTAACTTCATAAAATTACTCCTTTTCTACATTGCTGTTATAAATGCTGGCCAATTGGGCATAAGGGAAAGCATCAGCCAGGTCCCTGAAGTATTTGGCCATTAACCGTTCCATACGCCGGCGGAGCCGCTTATTCTTAGGACTCTCCGGATTGGCCGGAATCTCCGCCTCAAGCAGATCTATAATCTGGTTAAGCTCCCGGAGAACTGTCATATAATCCTCACGGCCTAATTCACTACCGCCCAATACTGTTTTTATTACGATACCTTCCTTGGTTGCCATTTTACTTAGGGGTATTATTACCTCACCCTTTGTCAGTACCATATTCTTAGGAGATACTATTAGGCAACCATCAAAGTTAGGATATCTCCCCTTCACCTCTTCTCTACTCATATCCGCCCCTTTAACCTTTTTAGCTAGACCTTAAACTCCGCATGCTTAGTTCCTATGCCTTTGCCGTCTTTCTTCACCATGTGGATAACGGTCTTACCAGGCTTCGAGCACTTCCTGCACCTGTATTCGCTGGGCTTCAACACCCGGGTGGCTCGGATTAATTCCCTGGCTTCTTCTTCTTGACCAGGCTTAACTATAAGATGTGTAGGTTTGGTAGGTGAGTATATTTCACACTTCACGACTTTGTCGGCCCTTTCCGGGTCGGTGCCATATTCGACATTCGGGGAATCGCATCCCGGATAATCCAGTTTGCAGGATAAGCAAAGGTCGATATTCCCGATCCCCACTGTTAGCTTTTTAGCCTCTTCCTTAACCTCTGCCTTCGCAGCGCCAGGATGAACCTCTCCAGCCGGGAGTCCCACAGGGTTACACTCAGGGCAAGCCTCTTCACCGACATACGCTTTGTCTCCACAGACTTTGCAGGCAACCTTGACCTCCTGCCCATCCACAATAACCGGAGCCGCTGCCCGGGTCTTGATATCCTCGTCCGCATTGTGAAGGTAGGCATTCTGCATGATCTCGGTCAAACCATCCCATTTGGCCCCGTTCTTTTCCGCCAGTTTCTGTGCGACTTTTTCCCTGTCCTCTTTCATGATTTACTCCTTTAGTTTTATTTCCAATGATTCCTTGAAAGCCTTAACGGCCTTTAATAGCTTAATAGACGGGTTCTTCTTAGCTTCCTGGGTAAGCGCCTCAATGACCTCCGCCGGGTCGTCAATACCGATATTCATCAGGGCAACCTGCTGGACATCCGGTGACTCAGCGAACTCAGGGAACGTGCCCACGGTATCCATTATTGCCTTGGCAAATGCAGCCACATCATCTTCGTCAATCCTCGGGAAGTCCCGGTCGACATACCATTTGTCAGCAGGTACTTTATTATGGAACAGGACAATCTCGTCAATGTCCTGATAGGCACCATCCCAGATAGATTGATAAGACTCGAACATCTTCTTCATCGGCAGTTCTACCGTCTTGGCAGTAGCCAGGTTACCTGTGGAGATATCGCCGAAATACTGCTCCGAGATGCCTACTGCAGCAAATATCTGGTGCTGAATCATCTTGCCATCCCTAAAGGCTGCGGTAGCACCTGATTCCGTCTTTATCGGGGTAGTATCCGAGCCGAAGTTCTCCAATAACTGAGAGCCGGCTGCGATCTCCTTCCCCTCCGTCTGGGCCTTTATAGTATCAACAGTCGCTTGGCCGCCTTTTACTTTAGTCCTCCAGGCAAACCGAGCCAGGGCCAGCATGACCGCTATCCGAGATGCCAGGAATCTCCTATACTGCTTAATCCAATCAAGCGCCGGCAGCAATAGAGGGTTGCCGCGATTCGTGGTCGTGTTATAAGTAAGATGATAGACAAGGCCATCATCAGTAGATGACAATAAGTTCCCGGCAGAGTCAACGCCCTTCTCATCCTTAAGATTAGTGTGGCTACGATATATAGTCGTATGCGCGTCCCCCTGTGGGCCCGACCATGAACGCTTATAAAATAACACCTTCTCCTTATCATCCGAGTCGGTTATTATCTCAGTTATCTCAAGCGGCTCGACAAACCGAATGGTCGCCTTGCCCTGAGCGCCGAGGAATACGATAAAGAATACCTCACCATCAATGAGCAATTTATCAGATGACTTCCGCTGACCCCGATTGGATAATACCGACTTATTCTCTGGGTCATTCCAGAAAGCCTCTAGAACATCCTTTGTCCTTTTATTATCCTCGTTAACAGACCACGTCATGCCAGTGCCAAAGGTATAATCGGTCCACAACCGGATAGATTGCTTCCCGAGCGGGTCCTTGACCGCATAGAGCCTGGAGAGCTTAAGATTAGTAACCCGGGCTGCAGCAGTAATAACATCAGCAGACTGTGAGCCAAGGTTAATCCATCCCGCGTCTTCCAGCGCCAGCATATCCTCAACAGACTGCGTGGCTTCCCGAATAATCTCGCCGAGCTCATCCGTCGGCTGCGCTTCTTTGATTTTGGCATTTTCTTTATCGGACATAATCACCCCTTACTTAGAACATGTTAATGACGATAGCGCCACATACCAAAATAATACCTATGGCCAGAATTACCCATCCCAGACTTTCTCTAGTACCCATAACGTGCCCCCTTTTTATTCCATCCCGCCGGTGGGGATATGTGCCTTTTAGCCTCGAACCGGCTGACATTATGGTAAGCTATAAATCCAGATTAATCCCACGCATCGAGTCGTAAACCACCGTCGTCTCCTCCGGCTCCATCTCCTCGAGCATCAATTCTGTGATTGCCCATACCAGGGCATCAAGCCGATCAGGGGAATCATCCCCGGGTACCCACTCACAGAGCTGGTCTTCAAGCTCACCAAAAAACCCGACATGATGAACTCGACCCTGCTCATAGAGCGCCGATACCGGCTCCGCCCGGGTATATTTACCCCGACTGGCATGAACCTTCTTGAATGGGACATCCTTGTCGACCGTCTTGACCGTGTACTCAACCATGTCGCCACCGTTATTGGCTTCCCCGACTATCCGATCAGCAGCGTTCTGCTTAAATCCGGTCACGGCCGCCGTGGCCCACTGGTCAGGACTTCCCTTGAGTGTCAAATCGGCCAAGATATAACCATGGAGCAAATCACCAACCCAGGCTATACCAGCCACGACAATGCCCGTCTCCGAGCTCGTCTCTGACACCGAAACTGCCGGATCCACCGCTACTACCACCCGGTGCAGCTTTGGGGTTTCCCTGACCCTGAGAGCATCAATCTGGTCCCTCTGCCATAAAGCATCGGGGTTGTCATCGAGGATCTCCCCAGCCAGCTCCTGCCGGCCCAGTCGGGTCCCCTCATATTTTGCTAATATATACTTTACGAAAGCAGGGCTGAGATTATCCTGATTCTCCAGGGTATGACCCCGGGTAACTGCAGTAGTTGGATCCGCAATCAATTCCTTAATGATTTTAATCGGCTTCGGAGTGGTTGTCACCACTGACTGAGGATTATCACCAATCCGGAGTCCGAACATAAGATTAGACCAGGCATCATTGGGATACTTAAACTTTGCCAGCTCGTCTACCCACGCCTTCATGTGCTGTGGACCTCTGAGCTGCTCCGGCTCATCACCGGAATAGATAATACCGACAACACCGTTCGGCCATGTTAACCGCCGCTTCGATGACTCATAATGAGGACGGAAATCAGGCGGGCTTATCTTCAAGATGGAAGAATCACCAACCTCAACCATCGTATCCCGGACATCACCCTTCGTCTGGCCTACCAGAGCAATAGGACTATAGCCTTCCTTCGCCCACTTCCGGACCATCTCGGAACCAACCCGGGTCTTGCCACCACCACGCCCACTGAGCAATAACCATGTGTACCAGGCCCAATCAGGAGCTACCTGCTTCGGCCGCGCCCGGAAATCCCAATCATATAATAGCTCACCCGCTTTCTCGTCCTTCAGGTCCTTGATTATCTTTACCTGCTCTGATTCTGGCAGCAACGCGAGCGACCTCAGCAATGAGTTTATCCTTGGCATCTTCCCCTGCTCCTTCTCCTATATTCACTGACCTGGCATCCACAACAACAGCCGGCCCATCTTTGTATATTTGATCCAGCGTATTCAGCCGGTCAACACCCTCCAGAGGACTATGCAATTCGATGGTTGTCGTCTTGCCCCCCGTGGGGCCCTCGGTAACCTTAATCCTCTTTAAGGCTGGACTCCTTAACTTCTCCGGTGTGAGATTAGTCATAAAATCAGCGAACCGGCCCCTGACAATCTGGGTAGCAACCTGCTTCCGCTCCAGGACAGTGGCTACCGACTCATCCTCTGTCTTTTGTCTTAGCTCCTTCAAATATTCCTGAACCTTAACATTTGTTAACAGTCTAGAGCCTGCAGCTGATGCCACCGCCATGGACTTCACTGCATAAATTGACAGATAAATCGGCCCCGGTTCTTCCTTAGCCTCGAACACCCTCAAAGTGAAGGCGCGCTGTTTATCACTTAACTTCCTTGCCATTATAGCCGCTCCGCCTGTTTCCCTGTGAAGTCCTCGTATCTCTTGATAATAACATCACAGTAATGCTCGTCTATCTCCATCATAAAACATCGTCGACATAGCTTCTCACAGGCTATTAGTGTGGAGCCTGAGCCACCGAAGAGGTCAAGGACAATATCGTTGAGATGGCTTGAATTACCTATTGCCCTTTCTGGGAGAGCCACTGGTTTTTGTGTAAGATGGTATTCGTTCCGTCCATCTCTCGCTATATCCCAAACTGTGACCTCATTAGAAGGCCCACACCATAACTCGGCCTCACCTTGCTTTGACATATAAAAACAAGGCTCATGCTTTTGCTTATAGTGATGATTTAAACTCCCAAACCCTGCATTCGTCTTGTGCCATATAATGAGAGCTTTGTGTCTCAGGCCCGCATCTCGTAGTGCCATCGCCGTAGTCACAATATGAGAACTGGCGAACCAGATATAGAATGCCGCCTTTGCTTTCGTTGTTATGACTGCATTAGAAAGGGCATCCCTGTAGAGTTCTTTTGAATCAGTCGCATCGCCCTTAATACCGTTTCTCTGCTTATCATTTATAGTGCCACCGTGATAGTCCACCCCATAGGGCGGGTCAGTAAACACCATGTCTGCCTTCTCACCACCCATTAACTTCTCCACATCGGTTATAACAGTGGCGTCACCGCAAAATAGCCGATGATTCCCTAGCTTCCAAAGGTCACCCTTCTTACAGATTGATTCTGTGGCCTCTGGGATATGGTCATCTTCGGTCTTTCCCTCTTCCGGCACAAATAGCTGATTCATTAATGCCGCTATCTCATCCATGTCAAAGCCGGTTATCTCAATATCGAATGCCCCTGTATCCAGCTCCAGCAGTAAATCTTTTAATAATGGATTGTCCCATTCCCCGGAGATTTTATTCAGCGCCAGATTGAGAGCCTTCTCCTTGGTATCATCCAGATCAACCACGGAGCAATCAACCTCGGTCACATGCCATTCATTGGCCAATATCTTCAAGCGCTGATGACCGCCAACCAGGTTGCCAGATCTCTTGTTCCAGACCAGTGGCTCGATAAAATCGAACTCACCCATCGACTTCTTGAGCTTCTCATAATCCAAATCGCCGGGCTTAAGGTCCTTCCGAGGATTATAAGCGGCCGACCTAATCATCTCAAGGGGGATTTTCTGAATATCCATTTGCTCCTTAAATGCAAGAGCCCGGCCTCTCGACCAGGCTCCGATACCATTCGGTTAATGATAACATATACTCTTTCCGCTGCTTTGTCAAGCCCTATTCCTGATTAACTTAAAAACGGCCTGATTCCACACTCAATTAATCAATCGTGCCTAACCGGAGTACTTAGCTTTGAGCGCACCCTCTCCAGTATCCTGTCCTGCTCCTCCTTAGACTTACAAAACCAGCAATCTTCCTTCTTCAGCTGCCCCGCTTGATGTTCCATACAAAGCTTGTCCTGTGTGGTGTAATGATATACGCTGTGCGGTATGAACTTTATGGTTATGTCTTGTCCGGTGAATTGTAAACAGATGATGTTTGCTCCCAAATCTGCCCCCCTTTCCTTTGTCAGTTTATCCAAGCAGGGGAGGCATACTACACCAAGCCTCATTTTAGCAGGAACTATATCCCGCCATAATTCATCAGTGACGGTATAATCAAATTGAATTTTCTCCCTACCGCATACAGCACAAGGCAAAATCAATCCATCCGATATTCCTTCCGTCCAATCTTCTTGCTTAGTCATTCCTCCCCCTTCGGAGTATTTAGCTCCAGCTCCATAAGATGAAGCGTATTAACCAGCCAGGCTTTCATAATTTCCGCTCGGTTATATAGTTCAATTAGTTCCTTCTCTGTCATCCCGGTACCTCCTTACCGATTCAATAAAAGTTCTATAATTGAGGCGTACCTATCAATGCATCCCTAATTAAACTCATCATTATCGGGATCATCATCAAAAAGGTTATGCTCATGGCTATAGGCTGCTCGGTCTAACCAAATCACCGCCTGCTCTACTGTAATCTCCCGAACATTAGCCGAATAGTCAAAGAAGTCATAGTACCTCGCTAATAACGCCGTGTACGCTACCGAGAGTTGCTTTATTTCTGCCTCTTGAGCTCCTATTATTGGCTTGTCCTCGGAATATTGGTA